ATACAGAATCACCAACCTGATACCTAGAAGTCTGAATACCTGTTGTTGAATTATTGTAAGTTTGTCCAACTCCTATAAATGACGCTAATGCTGATACAGTTGCTGAGTATCCAACATTAGATTGCCAGTCTAATAGGATTTGATTATTACCATCGATATTAATACTAAAGTCACCTAGATCAGTACCATCACTATCCATTTCTGCATAGTTAACAAAATGTGCTGTAGAACCAATACCAATAAAGGTACTTTCTACAACTTCCTTCTTACCATTACCAGATGCTGCAACTAATACCTGACCACACTTAAAGTCCATAGCATTTACGGACAATAAATTGCGACTTGTATTAGCAGGGACATTAGTAGTGTTACCTGACTTAAGAGCACCACCAAATGATGTTGCACCAACACCAGTTGCTATAGTCATTATCTCCTTATAGAAGGTAATGTCATAAGTTAATACAGAATTAAATGGACTAAATTTAACTGATACTAGATCACCTATAGTTTCTGTATAGAATGTTCCAAGATTAAATGCATCGGATAAAGTTGAATACTGGTTATTAAAAGCAACTGTATCATCAGCACTAATTACAAACTCAATATACTGAGTCTCATTAGACTGAAGCATAGTTGATGGTGTAACAACTATTTGTGCAAAATATTTGATAGCATTAAATGAACCTAAATTTAAAGTATCAATTTCAATATTTCTCTTAATAGCAGGGTCATTATAGAACTGAGGTGATATGTCATCAATCTCAAGAACCCTGTTACCATCACACATTAATGAATTACCAAACTTAAGAGACTTAAAGACAATCTCATCAGTTTTAGTTTCAGTATCATTAGTAATTTCATATACTGAATCATAGTTGTAATGGCAGTTAATATGTGCCTCATTATCAAGGAAGATAGTAGATGGTGTCTTCACTTGATCTGTCATTGTGATAGATCCAGCAACACCAGCAATAGATGGTATTAAAAGATCACTATGCTTCTTAAATCCAGAAATATGTGCCAGTGCATCAACTGGTTCATCCCAACTACTGATACCAACTCTAGACTTCAATGAATATGCAAACTGCTGGTAGTAATCACTGTTTTGTATTCTCTGGAAGTATTCATTTAACTTACCAGTATCACGTTCCCAATCAGAATTACGAATAATAGAAACACCAGTATCAAAATTACCTGTGAAGGACTGCATACCCTTAATGTATGCAGATGCTTGAGATACTTTACCTCTAATCTGATCTCCAGTATTGAAACCTACTATACTATCAACTCTAAGAACATTGGTTAAGTTTCCATCACCACGAATACAATTATTAGATGCCTTCTTAGTGTATATTTCTTCACCATTATAGAACTGTGCTTCCTTCAATTCCATACTAAAGGATGCCATATCAGTCTTCTTAACAATAGAACCATACTGTTGAGCATCATGATCACCAGGGTCTGTATCAACTTCATAGGTTACAGTTGTTTGATCCAACATACCAAATGCTGTTGAAACACCAGTTAGAGTAAAGTATTGGAAAGCATAATCCTGTGAGTTATAACCATGACCTGAAGATACACCTATATTCTCAACAAATACCTTATCACCTATAGTAAATGGTACTGGGAACTCTGTGGTAAATCCAGACTGAGGAGTTTTAAGACGTAGTGTTACATATGGTGCTGCATATGCTGCTGATACAATACCAACACCGTTACTGTTATTGACAGGGAATAGTACATTATCAGTGGATTCCATAGATCCACCATTAGCAGTAATTTCAACTTCTCCTACAGAATTACCTACTAACTCACATCTTACTGCTGCTTCAGGTTGTAATTGGTCTTGTTTAGTGTTGTATACAACTAAATCAGGTGCTATCAAATAATTCTTACCACCTGTTACGATACCAACAGTATCTAACTGGAAATTATCTCTTAATGTAATAACATCAGGAACAATTGCCTGTGGTTGCATTGTCTTATCAGTTGGATAATCATATCCATACTCTTCAATATCAACTCTTTGTAAATCACCAATTTTAATACCAAATGGTATAAGGTCAGCACCATTACCAGTATCAGATTCAACTTCTACGTTAGGTATAGAAACATAACCCTTACCTTGGTTAAGTATATCAACCTTGGCAATAGGTCCTATAGTATTTTCTGATGTAGTGGTATATGATATTGTAGAATCTGTACTATATCCAACACGTTCCTGACAGTCAAATATATTGTAAGTAAATGTGTTAGAAGTACTTGTAGATAAAGAATGTTTACCAGAGAACCTACTTGGACTAACAACAATCTTACCATATTCAGATTGGTCTACATCTACTTCAATTATCTTTGTGGGATTATTAGACTCAAATTTATAGAATAAGAAATCAGGTACATTCTCACTAAAATGAATATCTGTGTATGTTTCAAATTCTTTATTATCACCTGAAACACCAACATTGGTTATTTCAATAGCATCTAAAGCAGAACCATAGAATCTTTGTGTAAAGAATGGATCTAAGAAAAATTCAATCTTAGTATCTGTAAGAGTTGGTGAATGGGTTAAGAATCTTAATGTATCACCCTTAGTTACAGATATTCTAGGGTTATTAATACCATCAATATCTACAAATCTAGTTGCACCACTATAACCAGCATATACAGAACTTGATGCAGCAGAAACCAAGGTTAAATCAATATCATCACCTGGTCTCATACCATGTTCTTTGTCTGTAGTAACTGTAATCTCAAATGATTGTACAGTTCCTAATCCAACTGCTCTATTAGTCTTAAGACTATGTGAATTACCAATACCAATATTACCATTGAATAGTACAGGACTTCCAGTAGGTTCAGTCTTGATACCAACGATATTATTTCCTATCTGAGAAATATAAACAATACTTGGTAGTGGTTGTTGCTGTACACCATCTGGAGAATATGTTAAAGAAGTACCAGCACCAGGACTATACTTACATTTCTCATTATTGAGGAATGAGTTGCCAGGAATGTATATACCACCAGCAGGTACAAAGAATGGTTTAGTAGTATTACCTGCTGCTACAATAGAAACATAACTTCCTATACCAACACCAGTGCTAGTAATCCCAAGAGTAGAAATACCAACAGTTAAACCAACACCAACTGAGTTAGCAGCATCAAAGTACCTAATGTAGTTTGTAGGTGTACTAAAGTTTAGTTTTCTTGGTACTTCATAAGTAAATTCTTTTTCTAGTCTTTCAATCTTAGATCTATAAGTATGTGCAGCACCAGCAGTACCTAGAAGTGTTCTTTCTAATACTAACTTATTGTTCTTGAGGTCTAGATCTAGTACCTTAAATTTCTCAGCATCTATTTGTAGTATATCATCTACCCTAAACTTCTTATGTACATCATCACTTGTAGATACAGATGTGGTAAGACCAGTAGGTTGCATTTCATCCAATAGGAAGGATGAAACGTACTCTAAATCTATTTGAAATCTACCTTCAAGATCAGGGAAGTTTGTATTTGCAACATTGATATAATATCCATCATTCAAACCGTGTGGAATTGTAGTGATACCAAGGACTTTTCTACCCATTGGTATTAGTTCAACATCAAGCAATTCATTGATAGATGATGTTACGGTAGTAATACCAACACCTTCTATTCTAGAAACTTTTGCTAAAGCACCAAATCCATTTGTACCTTCATTATCAAATACTACTCTATCTCCGACTGTGTAATCTAATCCAGACTCAAATATATCAAGTTTCTCAATACCACCTTCACTAACCTTAATAATCCTTGAGTTAGTCTCTGTTCCACGATTAGCAGGACCTGAGAACTCATATTCTTTTAGGTTATATGGAAGAGTATTCTTCAGTAGACCTAATGAACCTGGGTCTATTTCCTGATTGGAGAAGAAACCATAATTGAATAATACTGGATCTGAATGATAAGTATGACCAATAATATATGGGAATACGGGAACTAGATCACCTTGAGACTGTTTAACTGTCACATAGTAAGCATAGACTCCATTTGGATACTCTGGTGTAACAGAGAATCTACCATTATGCTCATCAAGATCTCCATAATTTTCAACATAAGCATAGTCTTCTACAAATGACCCTGCTGGATACTCTGTATAATCAGGTCCATTAATTCTAATTCCAAAATTCTGAAGTGCATAACTGGACTTCATTAACCTCAATCCACCAGTTCCATCTACATTATGATTTGCAATAGGACCATATATTGGGTTGCCATCATAGGCATAACCTAAAATAGGAGAATGTCCATTATTATCATCCCCTAAAAATTCTCTTAATTTCTTAGGAGCATAGTAGTTAACATACTTAGAACCATAAGCACTCTTAGTTGGTGTATCAATATATCCATCATCATCACCAGCCATATCATAATGTCTATCTACTTCATCAAGAGTCCATGCGTTAATATTACTGGAAAGAATACTGTTCTTACCTGGTGTTTCTGCTCTTACGAATGTAGTAGATTGTTGATAGTTACCGCCCCTGTCGATAATATCAACACCAACTAATTTTCCATTATCAACTCTTCCCCTTGCTTTAGCACCATATCCAGTTCCTTCAATAATGATATCTGGAATACTATACCAGTCCTTACCACCATCCTTAACTAAGATCTGCTCTATTCTGCCATTAACGACATATGGTCTCAACAATGCACCACTACCTTTAATAATATCAATAGGAACTCTAAAGTTATCGTTCATAACAATAGAACCGTAGTTCTTACCACCATCTATAATGTGGATATGATCTATAGAACCACGAATAATAGGTGATGCTGATGCAGGGTCTGTAGATATACCTTGTCTACCTTTGATAGTAACTTCAATAGGAGCATACCTAAAGGTATGAATACCAGCAGTTACAGTACCAAAATCTACACCAATTTTAAAGTTATCATCATCTAATTTCTCTACAGTATAAAGACCTTTATTGTCTAGACCACTTACAGGATCGTCACATACATACTGGATCTCATCCCCATCAGCATACCCATGACTAGGAACATAGATTACATTGGTATACTTATTAATTCTATGATCTACAGTTGGGTTTGGTACTCTTAATGTATTTTCTTTATTATAGAATCTACCACCATCTATAATTCTAACCTTATCAACCTTCAATCTTCTTTCTCTAGTTTCAAATATATGGTATCCAATACCATTCTGTGTGATGTCTATAGTACCAATACCAGCAAGAGAATTTATCTTACTATCAGTAATGGTCATCTTAAAGTCATCATTAGGATCTGGTATAGCAAAATATGATGCCTTATCTACTAGATTACCAGGAGTTGTGCCTATACCAATTGGTGTAGTATCTTGAGTAGAATATATTAACTCTTCACCAACATGGAATCCATGTGGAGTTTTAAAGGTAAATGTATCATTTTCTGTACTAACCACACCACCAACAGAAGCACTATTAAAGACTGCTTCATGTGGAACTCTTTTCATCTTTGCTTCAGCGTATCCTTGACCACCGCCACCAGTGATTGATACGATTGGTGTATCTAAGTAATCGACACCTTCATTATCTACAATAACATCAACAACTTCACCACTTACATGGGCATATACGGATGCTCCTACACCACTAATATTTTCCCTTACAGACAGTCTAGGTGGATTTACGACATCATAATCTTCTCCGTTGTTTAGAACGCTTACAGAGTCTATAGCACCAAAGTATACTTTATCTGGTGACTTGTAAGATACAATCTCAACACCATTGGCAAATAAACCAATAGCACCTTCAGATGCTACAGATTTCTTACCTGTAGATGATGGGATAGGTGGATAGGTTGGTATAGGTATTCTCTTGAATAATTTTTGCCCACCTAGAGTATGACCATATAGATTAAACGGTGTTAGTCTATGGGTTGATATACCAGCTATTACACTGAATATCTCAATGAACTCACCACTTCTAACATTCTCCTGTGTAGATGCTAATCTGATCTGATTGTCATTTACCTTCTTAACATAGTAACCTTGTGCAGTATTCAAACCTACACTACTATCCCAGTCACTAATATGCTCATATACGACTAATTCACCAGTAATGAAATTATGCTGACTTATATCAATCGTATATCCGTCATTTTGACTATTATTAAATGTTCTTATCTTACTATCTGCATTTATTTCCCAATGTGGAATACTATTTGATGCAACGTATAAATCAGTTCCTTTTGAATAAGTATTCTGAACATCAGCTGTATATGTGTTAGTTGTCTTTAAATTTCTTCTAAAGTAATGATTTCTAGTTAAATCGATTGTACCAGCATTAATTTGAATAACTAGGTCACTTATGATACTTGTGATCTTTGCAGCAACTGGAGTATCAGTATTAATGTCATATACAGTTATATCGTCACCAACGTATAATTGGTTCTTATTTTCCAATATTAACTCATATGTACCAGGTGACACTAATTCAATTTTAAATATCGCATATTTGGAAGGTGTATTGTAAATCCAAGCATTATAACGCAATTCGTCCTTTTCAAGACCTAAACTTCTAACATTAATCTCAGATCCGACATTTTGGTTCTGAGCAACTCCAGTAAAGTCATTTAAAACTTCTACGACTTGTAATTCGACTTTATTACTTAAATCACCTTCTTCATAAGAATATACGTTCAAACCTGAACTTACAGTCGATCCTATGCCAGCAGTGCTTGATAATCCTTTAATATCCCTAAATTGGGTATAACTCTTTGCACCATACGTTAATCTGTCTCCACCAAATTTTAAAACGCCTTCACTAGCAAATCCAACCGTAGAATCGACATTTAAGATGTCTGTACTTACAACACCGAATTCTGTGATGTAAGTCTTCTTAATTGGTTCAAAATTGCCAAGTATTGTATCTGTTGATAAAGAAACTTTGTAATAACGTTTTTTATTGATTACATACTCTTCTATATCATAAATTGCAGCAGATGACTGTATTGGGGTCGTATCTTGGAATAATGTTTCTCCAGAAATCTTACGTGGGTCTCCATTAACCAAAGTACACAAAAGAACCGTATTTCTAATGAAATCGGCATCAGAAGGTTTGAATAAGTATTTTTGTGGTTGTACTAAGTCAACATCTTCATTATAGAGAACTCTGAAGAGAATATCAAATGCTTCGGGTGTTCCTTTAGTTGAATAGAAGTCTTTTGCCTGTCTGATGAAATTTGCTTCATCCAACTCACCAAATAGTCCTCTTTCTTCAAATCCAGGTAATACTTGTATCTTTAACTTCCTTAAGAACTCTTTTAGGAAGATATTGCTTAAATTAGTAACTTGTGCTTCATTAGCATGAGTAGCAATACCAGTTGATGTAAATGTTAAAAATTCTGGTTTATTAGTAGTCTCATTCTTCTCAATAGCACTAAAACCACGAACACAACCCATAAAGGAGTTAGTTGTGATTCCTGTGTAGGTTATTATCTCATTATTGATCTTTAGAAGACCCCATTGCTCAGGCCAACCTTTAGTTGACTGAACATTGATAGTATCAGCAGCACCATTTACATATGCAGTCAAACTGGTGACTCCAACAAGATTCTCGTTAGTAATACGAGTTAATCCTTTATATTCAACTAAATTATCAGCAATGTCTACAGTACCACCTTGAAATTCTTGTGATATGTAATATTGCTTTAAAAATTCAGCAAATAATGGATTATCGGTATGGATGTGTTCAGGAATTTGGCTCTGAACAACATCATTGATTTTTACCTTGTATATTGAGGTTTCAATCATTATCGAGTTTTGCTACCGTTTTGATATGAAGATTGAACATCAAATCTAGTACCAGATGTATTTCTACCAGAAGAAATGACATCTTGTCTCATGTAGATGTTGCTGTTGGAAGTATCAAGTTGCAAATACAATTCCTGTCTTGCAAGTACATCATTAGATAATGGAACTGCCTGAACCTCAATGATATTGTTGGATTTGACAGTAGAGGTGATATTGACAGTATCTATAAGCACTTCACCCTTCTGATAATCAATAGTACCAAACTTAGTACTTAAGATCTCTATTTCATCATCTGTCTTCTTCCTAAACAAGAATAAGTTGCCTTTTGAGGTTCCTTCTATCTTAGAATCGGAGAAATGGCAAGTTCCACTGAATGTACTAACAGTAAATCCAGTAGACTTAATATTGTAAGTATTATTACCACAATAGAACTCATTTCCAAAGCACAATTCATATTGTGCAAACTGATTAGCCTTTGCAACTAAATTCCTCCTCATTCTAACCATAGTAATGTTAGAAGTGATAGAACTGTTAACATTATCAATTAGAGTCTGAATCTTAGAGTATTTGAATCTACCACCAAACTGGTTGACCTCAGATTCAACTGCATAATGAGTTAAGTTGTTATATATGGATGCTTTTAAACTATCTGGATCTCCAACAAAATTAGTATTATAATAAACGTAACTATCAATCTCAACATATAAGAATTTGAGATCTATAAACATAGGAACGATACCAGCAACGGTATAACTCCTTAAAGACTTTAATAGTTGCTTTTTAGTATAGTCGGACAGGTAACTACCGTTTCTGGGTTTTGCAGCAATGAATACCCTACCATATTGCGGTGGGTCAAGTTCTTCTCCACCATATGCACTGACTGAGTGGATATTAGGATAGATTGAAGGAATGATTGCTTCGTAGTCAGTTGCGGTAACTGCTCTATGCTGAGAACTATACAACCTTGGTGCATAATACTTAACTGATTGCAATGACTCAATTTCATCACCATTTTCTGCCTGAGATAAAGTATCTAAGAAAGGTTCGATATTATTTAACTTAGCACCGTTATCATCTAGTACCTGACCAACAAACCTGAATACACTAGCACCATTTGCTGCTATACCTTGAGTCTTAATATAAGATGCTCTAATTATTGCACCATTTGGAACTTTCTTACCAAAGACACCATCTCCAAATAACAACTCATATCTTTCATCAGAAGTCTCTTGAATCAAAAAGATATTAGAATCAGCATTAACACCCACAATGTTATCAACCATTGTATATGATTCTTCAACAGTAGATACACCAGATTCTTGAACTGTTACTCTTAATGTCGAAGTATCAATACTATCATTTGGTAAAACATATCTTTCATTCTCAAGTGAGTTATTTACTGTCCATGCGTTTTCTAGATATTGTCCTTGGAATATATCAAACACACCATTTGACACTCCTTCCAATACTGGTAAAGTAATCTTATCGGGAACAGAAAATAAGAAGGTTGTATCTTGTACGTCTGAATTTGTTATTAAACCTGGTTGTATTTCAATAGTCTTAGTTGTTGAAGATATACCTGTTAACTGAAATGCCACAGTTGCCTTTGCAGCACGTTTAGAACGTGGAACATACCCAATGTTACGTGCAAGGGAAACAACGTTCTCACGGAGCGTTGCAGAGTCTATAAAAGACTCATTAACAACCATATTGGTGTTATATGCTGTAATATATGTGTTATACGCTAAAGTATTGATAAGTACTGAAAGGTTAGAACCTTCAAAGTCGAAATCCGTGAAGTTGGAGTTCTCCCGTAGATAATCCTTTATCGAGGTCTTAATGTCCTCGTAGTTTAAGTTTGTGAACTGTTGTAATGCCATTATAGTCTAGTCGGTTCTAATACGAAGAAAACAGTTTGGGTTGGAAGTGATAGACCAACTATGTCATAACTTATCTCAATATTTAATATATTTTCATCGGGTCTTGATGTAACCCTAACTGATGTAAGATCTACCCTTGGTTCATTATTCTGTATTACTACTTGAATCTGTGTTTCTAATGGATCTATGAGATCCTTTGTTGCTAACTCAAATAATGATCCAGTTATATTAGTGCCAAGCAATTCATTAAAGAATACTTCCCCTATTTGAGTACGAACAAGATTCTGGACTGCTTTTTTAATAGCGTCCTCATTTTTTAGCGGAAGTAAGTCTGAAGTTATAGGATGCCGTTTAAAGGACAATGAAATGTCTTTAAATCCCCGTGATACTTCTTGAAGAGGCACTGGTCTTCTACAATTCGATGTATTTATCCTTATTTAGACCATAAAAAAAGGGGATCCGAAGATCCCCCCTTTATTTGCCTTGTCCACGGTAACGTTTCCTAGCTTTGTTTTTAGAAGTAGCAGCATATTTAGTATGCTTTCCTCTTCCTTGCCTAGTACGTTTTGGTCTTGCTTCCATCTTGTCTAGGGTTCCAAAACCTGCTGCCATTAGTCTAATTCGTTGCCTAGGTATTCTACCACAACATCGTCAGGATGGGGAGTACCTTCTGAATAAAACTTATCAGCAAGATCTTGGGTTATATCGAACATTTCTTCCTCGGTAATAGAATCGTATTCTAATTCACCTTGAATAAAGATATTGTATCGATCTATCATTTCTGACATTGTACTACTGTACTATACTTATATAATTCTTGTCTTCTCGTGACCAACACGACATGCAGGGTCAATCCAGATCTCAATACCTGCTTTGATAGCATCTAGGCAGAAACTGACATCTTCACCACACATATCCTGTACTTCACCAGAATCAAAGACTTGCATTTGTGGAGCAAACCAAGGATACTTCATTTCAGGGTGTTCAAACACACCATGCTTAATAAGTAACCATCCAAATCCAGAATAGTCAACAGTAAACTGTTTTCTGCGTTTTTGTATGCCATCAACCATTTCATGATTCATGACTCCTCCATTTTCTTTGAAATCGTCCTCTTCTAACCAGTGAGCACATGAAGTTGTCTTACCATCTTCAGTTACATACCACCCTCCAGCAATCTGCTTATCCATTAAGACAAGACGATAGAATTGCTCTAGTCCAAAAACGATATCACTGTCAATCCAGAGTTGATAGTCATATTTTAGCTTACCATCCCAAGGTAACTGATCAGGTCCCCTTAGAACATTCGCTCCTAGGCACTTACAACGTGCAAAGTTAACCATGGAGGAGTAATCTTGTGAGATTTGAATGCTCGCACCATTTTGTACTAGATCAAAACACAGTTGAACAAAGTTCTTTAGATATGTGTATGAAACACCACGACCAGGTAAGCAGAAGACAATAGACTTGCCTTTGATTGCTTCTCTGCCTTTATCTACGATTGTTTTTGGTTCTTCTGTCTTTTTCTGACTAGCAGTAGGAGGTTGAGTTACAACCTTAAAACCTTTTGCCATACTATATTCAAGTGTTTACGTAAACGGGTATCACCCAAAAGGATCATACACGATATATAGCGGTTTGTCAAAGTTGTTAATCGCAAAACCATACATCATCTTCAGGCAGCACAAAATATGAAAAATCTTGTTGTGGAGTTGGTTTCAAATCCCAACGTATAACTTCAATCTTGTAATACTCTGCTAACTCTTTCTTTATATCTTCCTCAGTTTTATCGTCAGGGTAATCAATTGCCATTTCCATTAGACAATCATATACTATCTCCCAAGTTGACTTGGGGATACTCTTATCCTTGAACTTAAAGTCAAGATAGTGGCTACTCCAAAGCATACTTCGCTAATTCAGGGAATGTTTCTTTCCAATTCGTGTCTCCACGTATTTGGTCAGTCTTATCAAAATATTCTAATGCAAATTTCCACTGTTGTTCATTTCGTGGTTGCATCATATCATGGTATATATGCTCCGCTACGCTTTTTACATTATCTCCTATCTGTTCTTTTATTTCATCTGGTAAATGTCGAGTTTGACAAAATGTAGGATTCTCAATTCTATTCAAAAGTACATTGTCTTCACCAAATATATCATAATCCTTCATCCACTGTACCGTATTGTGTAAGTCTAATATACCAAGGATACTCGGTGTTATAGTACATTTAAAATTACCTATCTTCCAATTTGGATTAGAGTAATGGAGATAGTCTCGCATTGCAAATACGTTATCGATAGTAGTATCCCAATTTGTAGGATATCTCAACCAATGGTTACGTTCAGTTAAACCATCTACAGACCATTGCATCTCAATCCATCTAAAAGCGTCAATATACTTCTTCATCTTCTTAAGAGTAGTATGTGTCATATTTGAAACATACCCTAATTCAATACCTTTTGCTTCACCTGATTCTATTAACTCATCTAGAAGTTCAAAATGCGATTTCATCATCATGGGTTCTCCCCCACAAAAGACTATAACCCTAATGTTCTTCGCATGTTTGACAATATCATCTTTAAATGAACGCCATTGCTCTGGATTTACCTTTTTAACATCCCTATCAACAAATGAATAGCGTTTTAACAATCCTAACCATTTTGGATCTATTTCACCAAGTTGTTTTACTGCATGTTCTCTACCACTGGAGTTTTCTACCTGACACTCATAACATTGAAGATTGCAGTAGTTACCAAAAGCATTTAATTCTAACTTAATAAACCTATGGTCTGTTTCGACCATCTTTCCTTCTTTATCAAAGTTTTGCAGACAATCTATATTAAGTGGGTTATTCATTCTTGGTGACCATCCACTTTCTTTCTCATCCTTCCAGCATAAATCGCAAGAATGCTTTAATCTAGGAGTCTTTTTACCCAATAGCATATCTTTTCGTAATTCAGTAAACTCGTCTCCTTTGAAATGCTCTAGAGGATCCTTGTTTTGGGGACCATATGGAGTCATAGTCCTAGCCCAACAACATGGTTGATAATTTATTCCAGTACCATTCCTCAACTGCTGAAATGGTAAGTTACACATAACCTTACTATCCTTTATAGACTCATACTCTTCCTTAGTCCATATTTTATTTGGGTTCTCATCTATCCACATACTAGAATACCCTTACATCGTATTTTGTAGAAAATGCTACAGCATCATCTATTGTATTTACCATAGGCATACCACGAATGTTTAATGAAGTATTTAAGAGGACAGGACACCCTGTTCTTTCATACCAGCACTCCAGTATGGGTCTAATGACGCTAGAAGAGATCTTAGGGACAGTTTGGACTCTTGCAGTGTTATCGACATGTATACATGCTGGAATGGCACTACCACGCTTTGCAGAGTACACATAAGACATGTGCCTTGACTGCCTAGGCATATCAAAATAGTCTACTGCATGCTCTTCTAGTATTGCTGGTGCAAATGGTCTAAATCTTTGTCTTTTCTTGATATCATTTACTTTTCTCTTGTTCTCCATTTTTCTCGGATCCGCCAATAGACTTCTGTTACCAAGAGCCCTAGGACCAAACTCAGCACGACCATTTGCAACACCAGCGAGTCCAGTTTTGAGGATTTCTTCGACAACTTCTTTAGGATCACACGGTTTCTCTATATTATAACCTAAGTACGGACTAAATGGAACTCTTTTACCATAAGAAAGCAAAGCAGCACCCAATGACCCACCAGCATCGCCAGGATTGGGCATAATCCATAAGTTATCATCACACTGTACTTGCAACTTAGAGTTAGCAACACAATTCAATGCAACTCCACCCCCATAGCAAATATTATCACTAAACTTAAGAGCAATCTTGAATATCTTAGTTAACTCCTCTTCTAACACTACTTGAGCACTAGCAGCGATGTCTACATGGTCTCCATTTATCGGTCTTCTTATACCTTTGTGATTATTTGCCCATAATTGTCTCCGTAATCGCTTGGTATGACAGGGTTTTCCAAAGGCACTCATTCCCATGAAAATATATTCTTCATCTAGGGGTTTTAGACCAACATAATCAGTTAAAGCAGAATACCAGAGTCCAATAGACCTTGGATAACACATATTCCACTTTTTATAGTATTTCGCAACTCCATTTTCATATTTCGCCTTCCATATACTTGCAGTATCCCATTCTCCAATACTATCTACTACTACACAAGCTGCCTCGTCATATTTTGACGTTTGAAACGCAGCAGCAGCATGTGATAAGTGATGATAGTGATTAACTGTCGGTTTTAGTGCTAAAACACGTTCTTTTTTCGCAGTATCAAATTGACCTGCGAACCATTGACGTGATCTTTTGAGAAATCCAGTTTTTTCGTAAAATGCTATAGTATCATCGCCATTTAGTTCCAACGCTAAAGTCGCTTGTTCAGCAGTTAAGCGTTTATCGTGCTTTTTACGAGAATATCGTTCAGCATGACTGGCATATGTAATACGCCCATTCTTTACAACTGAAATGGCAGCATCATGAAAACCTTCACTAAATCCAATCATTCTTCGTAAATGTACGGATCACTCTTACGAAGTTTCCTCAACTTCTGCCACTGTTGAAATCTCCTTATCAGTTTTCTTAACATTTTTAGGTAATAATGAAATACTAACGGAACCGTCTGGGTTCTCGACTCTAGTTATATAGTGATGTGGGAATGCCTTACTTAGAGTATCTTTTCTAGTAAGTTTTTTTGCCCAAGTCAGGGTACTTTTCATTGACAACCTCAATAATTTTGTTAGCGATAATTTCATGTCCGAGTTTTGATGGATGACCTCCTGTTGCATTAGGAGCATTTTTTCTTACTTGGAATTTGTACTTTTTGCAATATCTATCATTTTCCTCTTTGGGTCCTAAGATTTGATTTTTACCTTGTAAAAAGAAATCTACACTATCATTTATATCTTTAAAAACAACATCATTTGGGTGTGAATTTTCAAAAGTTCGCTTTCCTATTATAACATATGGTGTATCTCTAAAAATGTTTTTAAAGGCATGTTGATGCAACCACCAAGTTTCTATAGATATTATCTCAGAATAAACGTGTAGATAGTAAGCCTCGCTCATTTCCTGTAAAATAGGTTGAACATTCTTCCATTGGGGTGCATGTTGCTTTTCTGAATTTCCCCCTATAAAATCTGGAATTAAAGATTTCTTAGAAAACTTTGAAAGAATATCATTTCCTCTTCCATTATCCCAACCTTTGCCACTTGCCGATATAGAACAAAAATTGTTATCTGGATATTCTATATCTATTCTACTAAGTTCTGTCATTTGAAATATGATAAGATCATATTTTGATCCTATCCATTTAGCCTTATTATTAGCTTCTACAAGAGATCTTAAAATCCAATGATTACTTGCCCCATTTTTAGATTTATTAACTACTTCACAATTATAATGCTTTGCTAAAAAGTGACTATATCTTGTTTCGTCCCTTAACTTAAAATCAGATCTTTTGCCTAAATCTTTTAAATCCTGAATACTAGGATCATCTACGTCTACATGCTGCCATTCTAACTCACCACCGAAAGTAAAACTACAACCACTAACTAATATTCTCATCGTCTTTAATAATAATATCTTCTGGTTGATAATGAGTTTTGATACCAGCAGATATCATCTGCCTCATCTTTGTTTGGATATCTTCTGCCTCTTCTTTACTAAGATGGTGAAAAGCTTGCTTTTCATCAAGGTAGACACTGTACATCAGTCCTCCTTCTATTAAAACTATTTATCATCATTTTAACACACTGACGATATAGTCTGCTAGGTGCTGATGTGCTTCAACAGTTGGATGACCTAGTGGTAATGTCTCTTCATGATTCTTTAATAGGAAATCACTGTCAGGAACACCCCAAATAAACCTAGGTTCCCTATCAACATAGTCTTTCCATATACAAGGTAAGTAGTATTCACTTATTACCCAATCATCATGGCTCATAAAGCAATATGGAATCCTTCTTCTGATACATTCTTGCTCTAACAGATAATAGTTCTTCCAAAGGGCATCCATACCCAACTGGGGGTGGTAATACCTTTGATAAAACCCTTTCCACTTCCTAGGGGTCTGAACAGTAACACATTTATACGGGTCTTTGTCAATATGGTCAATATCTAACTTCATTTTTATCCCATTCTCAGTCGTTGCTTCAAACTTCTTTCCTGTATTGGGTTCATACCCATCTAAACGACTTGTGACAGTAAATTGGATAACCATAGCATCACAATCATTGGTTCTTAACCAATCCATTGTGGTTCTAGCAATTCCATCATTACTAATTCCACGTTTTGAGATATTATGATCTACTGCACCAAAATGTTCAGCAACTTTTCTAGAATATCGCTGTTCTTCTGGATTTTCCAGTTCGTCACCCCAACAAAGTGAACAACCGTTAAATAGTATACTGCTATATGTCATAATGACGGTACATCAACATTGGGATCCTCTTGAAGCCTGCTTAGTCGGAAAATCTTACAGTCCTGAGTTCTATAGTTATATAGAGAACCCAAAAGTACGTAATGCTTTTGAAAAAATAGCAATAGAAACAGAAGAAGACTACCAGAAGATCATATCTAAGTTAGAAGAGTTTAATGTAGAAGTCGTAAGGATGGATGTTGGTTCATATGAGGACTATTACGATAAGGAAAAGGATAAAAACGATTTATGTAGAGTTTGTCCACCTATGCAACCAAGAGATTTCACTGCAATGGTGGGAAATCGTTTCTTTATGCCTGGACCAGACTTTTGCAACCCCAATAATATAGAAGGTATCTATTATGGTATGCTTCATGACTGGGATAAGAGTCCTGAACGAATACATGATGAACAGGTCATGGCAAAGTTCATTTTGGACGCTATGTTGCCAGGTAGACCTCATGATCTAGAAGGATCTTTAGCAGAAGTAAGAGAAGAATGGAAAGATGACATAATAAAGAATGGAACTTGTTTCCTAAGTCACTTAGATATGGAGGCTGCAAAGAAATTGATACTTGCTGCTGAAACAAACACTATTGGATCTAATGCTAGGGTTTACAGAGATCTTTTCTATGACGTTTGGAACCCTGTTCGCAAATGGTGTGATGATAATGGTGTAGAGAAGGTTTATGACCAGTATATTAACTCTGCAAGCATGTGGAGAATGGGTAAAGACCTATATTTTGGTCTTGTTAATATAGTTAAGTACATAAACAGAGATCATTGTATTGAAAAGTGGCAAAATCTCTTCCCAGATTACAGAATTAACATTCTTGATTCACCAGGACACTGTGATGGGGGTATGCATCCAATAAAACCTGGTCTTATTGCATCAGTTAACCACCCAGATACTCATAAATTCTTTCCAGGTTGGGATATTGTCGAAGTTGACCCACATTGGGATAAAATGGAAGGATGGAGAAACATTAAAAACAAAAATAGAGGCAGATGGTGGATAGAAGGTGAAGAAAACAATAAAGAATTGGAAGAATTTGTAGATGCTTGGATGAATGACTGGGTAAATTATGCAGCAGAGTCAGTTTTTGATGTAAACATGTTAGTCATTGACGAAAATAACGTAATTTGCAATAACTACAATGAAAACCTGTTCAAAAAGTTCGATGAGTATAATGTTACACCCCATGTTATCAATTTCAGACATAGATATTTCTGGGATGGTGGATTACACTGCATCACAAGCGATCTCAAGAGAAAAGGTGAACAGGGAGACTTCAGTTATATAAAGAATAAAAAAGATTCGTAACAATGGTTACCTTAAATGAGTAAAAATCGTTATAGTAGTAAGACTCCTAGTCTTCTTATATCAGCAGGGACGGGTTGGAGTGCTACAACTCCCTTAATGGGTACTTTAACTATTGCTAATGAGTATTGCCATCCTGGTTATTGGAAAGAATCTGAATATTTGTCCTCAATAGATGGTCCGCCTCATCAAGAATTTTTAGAAAAGTACAAAAGGGAGGTCTCACGTCCAAAAACTGAACCAGTTGGTAACCATAAGAAGTGGATTGATTGGAATAAAAGAAGAATTGTTGGTGTTCACTCCCCATTTATCAAACTTACTAAGGAAGAAAAGATAAATTGGATGTCTCCTCCCTTCACAATTCAAAAATATTGCCATTTTTACAGAAATCATTGGTTAGAATTACAACATCATAGA